ATCATTAAAACAATTCAAAGATTACAACCTACAAACCTACTTTATGAGTGAACATTCTAAAATGTTTGCTAAAGAAAAGGTAAAATATTTACCTACAATAATTCTATACAATAACGGAGAGGAGATTTTAAAAATAGAAAGTGGTATAGATTTAAAGCTACCTGAAAATTGGGAAGATACTCTTTCTGAAGAAATCGAAATATTACTCCAAGATAAATTTTAATTATGAAAAAACTACTAACCATTGTACTATTATTGTTTGCTACTACATTATTTTCACAGGTAATCGGTGAGCCAAACAAAAAAGAAGATAAAATCGTAAAGAAATACAAGTTTAAAACATTCTTTAAGAATATATTTAAGTATTCAACTCCTTATGTAAGTTATTCAGAAAACAATAGTTTACAGGGCAGACAGACGTTTTATGTAACACAAGAAAGCGAATTAATTGAAACTACAGTAAAAAACCCTAATAACTTTGCATTTAACTTTGGTATTAGGAAGATTGCTAGATTTTCTTATGAAGATAGAGTTAATTGGTATGACGGAAACGAATCAAGAAGCGTAACACAAAATTCTAACGTAGGAAACGTAGATGGACTAGAATATTTATTTAACATATCAAATGGTAGGCAACAAAGCAGAGAGTTTATAAATAAACAATTCTTTGTAAGATACGTTGGTAAAAACTACATACTAAAAGCAGAACACCTAAAAAACGATATTGTAGATATTGAATACAGCTCCTTAGATGCACGATTTAAAATTCCGATAGGTAAAAGACTTAATTTAAGTTTTGGCGCAATAGCACGTACTAATCCTGTTGCTTATGGGCATAATCCAATACAAAAGTATCTTGAGGATTACGCTTGGTGGACTTTAAGCTATGAATATGCCAACCATACAGATCAAATATATGAAATGATTGATCCTTTTACAGAAGAATCTTTAGGCTATGATTATCTATGGTATGATGCTAATAATAACCTTATAAGTTCGTCAGATGAGGACTATAGACGATTACACTTTGGTAGAGTTGTAAATAGATATAATGACGAAGAACTAGCAAAGATAGGCGAGTTTACTTATTTATCTGGTGTCTTGGGTTTAGATTATTATTTCTACCGAAAGAATGTTTGGATTCACGCATTCGCAAATGCTTTAAGTTACCACAAACTTTTAGAGGGAGATAAAAGATATTCTTATGATAATTTCATAGGAGACGATAAATGGGTAGATATACAAAGTGGAATTATCTTTGGTTTTAGAATCAATAAATGGTTTGGGTTATTTTCAGAATATAACTATCAATCATATTGGGGTAGAGAGATACAAGAAATTAAAACAGGTATAAACATAAAATTCTAATAAATGCAAATAAGCAAACATATTTCTTATAAAGAAGCAGTACACAGCGCAACAGCCAAGCGTAGAGGCATAGAGAATGTACCCAACGAAGATCAATTAGAAAATATGTATAAAGTAGCACAATTTATTTTTGAACCTCTTAGGTTGTATGTAGGTGGTGCTATAAAGATTACATCTTTTTTTAGAAGTCCAGAAGTTAATACTGCAATAGGTGGCTCAAGCAAGTCGCAACATTGTCAAGGACAAGCAATAGATATTGATGATGTGTTTGGGCATAAAACTAACTATGAGATGTTTAATTACATTAGAGAGAATTTAGACTTTGATCAACTTATATACGAGTTTGGAACTAACGATAATCCTGATTGGATTCATTGCTCTTATGTTTCAAAAAAACTTAATCGTAATAGAGTTTTAAGAGCTATAAGAGAAAACGGCAAAACAAGATACGAATTATTTTAATGGACTTTTCTATAATACTTCTATTGCCTAATGGTATAAATTTAGGGTTTAATTATTTTCCTATGACAGAGGAATTTGAGTATGAAGAAATAAACATATATTTATTAATGATACAGTTAAAATGGAGATTTTATTATGATCAAAAAAATTAAAACATATTGGGAGAGTTTTAAAAAGTGGTGGCAAGAATTTAAAGAAAAACATATTATAAAAGAAATAAAATGAGCAAAAAATCTTTTAAAGAAAGTACAGTAGGAAAGATGCTATTAGGTGCAGCAAGTCTTATTAATCCGACATTAGGTAATGTGTTACAAGGTGTTACAAGTCCAAAAGAAGCTATTGCAGAAATAACAAAAGCTGAGGTTAGTCAGGATGATAAAATCAAGTTACAACAGCTAATATACGATCAACAAAATAAAGAGATACAATCTATTACTTCAAGGTGGCAGGCTGATACAATGTCTGATTCTTGGTTAAGTAAAAATGTACGTCCATTAGTATTAGTTTGGTGTATTTGTATATTTTCTTTAGCAGGTATATTAGACAGTATAGAAAACATACCATTTCATATTAACGATACTTGGAATGATACTTTTGAAAAAGTAATGATGGCTGTTGTGTTAGCTTACTTTGGTGGAAGAACTACAGAAAAAGCTACAAGTTTATTTAAGAAATAAAAGGCGTATATATAATTAATATATATAATTCACAGAGTAAGTTGTTTAAGGGATGAGTATATATTATATATATATAGGCGAAGTTATATATTTTTTTTGTAATTTCAAATAATGCCTAGAAAAACTTCAAGAAAAAATTTAGTTAAAAAATTAGATGCTGTATTTAGCGAATACATAAGGCGAAAATATGCAGACAAAAATGGCATAGTAAAATGCTATACTTGTAACAAAAAAGCATATTGGAAAGGTGAGGGTATGCAAAATGGACACTTTATTTCAAGAAGATCAAGAATACTAAGATGGAGGGAAGATAATTGTAGGGTGCAATGTTATTCTTGTAACTGTATGAGATATGGACAAGCATATATTTTTGGAGCTAATTTAAATAAAGAATATGGCTATAACATAGCTGAGGAATTGTTAATAGAAAGTAAGAAAATAATTAAACAATCTGATCAAGATTTATTAGATTTGATAGATGAATATAAAGAAAAAATAAATTTGTTATAGTTTTTTTCCTTTGTTTTAAGAGGGGTTTACTTCGGTAAGCCTCTTTTTTTATTAACAAAAGTTTGTATTTAAAATATTTTTTGTAGCTTTATAAAAACAAAAACAATGGAAACACCAAAAGACGAACTTATAGAATTGTATTATAGAAGAATACAGTCTATGGAGTTTAAGATTAATCAATTACAAACACAATTAAATAAAAACAATGAAAGGAAAAATCACACACATTAATCCTAGAGGCGAATATTCAAACGCTTCAGGAGTATTTAACAAGTATCAAGTCAGATTTGATGATGGTAAAGAATTTCAGTTCTTAGCCAAAGGAGATTTTAAAAAGTCTGTCGGAGATACTGTCGAATACAAAGTAACAAACGAGGAATACAAAACAGCAAAGCTAGAATATAATCCTTTACCTACAGTAAACAACGTAAGTAAAGATCAACTTATTATAAGACAAAGTATGGTAAAAGCAGCAGTAGATTTCCATAGAGGTAATCCGCAATCTGATATACATACAGTTATGGGAGATGCTCAAATATTAATCAATTTTGTAAACAAATAAAAAATGAATAAAATGTCAATAAAAGGAAAAGTAAAACAAATACAAGAAACAGAAACAAAAGGAAACTTTACATTCAGAAAATTAGTAATAGAAACTAATGAAAAATATCCACAAGTAGTGTCATTAGATTTTACAGGTAACAATGTAGGATTATTAGATGCTTGGAAAGTAGGAGACAATGTTGAGGTTTATTATAATGTAAGAGGAAGAGCTTGGGAAAACAAAGAGGGCAAAGTTCTTTATTTTACAACTCTTAACGGATGGAGTGTAAGAGAGTACAGAGAAGAAGTTGCGGTGGAGGCTCAGTCTCCAGACAGAGAAGATGATCTTCCATTCTAATTAACTATTTAAATATAGGGGGTTTCGTACCCCCTTTTTTTATGCTTATAAACTACGATGAACATATAGACAAACTAAACGACTTTAGAAAAGGTAAAGTCAAAGAGGCATTAAAGCTAGGTAATAAAGAACTAGATGCTTCATTCCGCTTTGTTGCTGGTAATATGAATTTTATTCTCGGACATAACAACGTTGGTAAAACACACTTTACATTTTATCTAATGTTACTCTATTCAATTAAACATAAAATTAAATGGTTAGTATTTAGTTCTGAAAACGATCCTGTACAGCTCATAAAAAAACTTATTGAATTTTTAGAAGGCAAACCAATAAACAAAATAGAAGAATCAGATTACGAAAAATCAAGAGATTTTGTATATAATCATTTTAAGTTTGTTGACATAAACAGACAGTACACTTATAAAGAATTATTAGACTTAGCTAAAAACATTAAAGAGGCTTGGAATTATGACGGGCTATTAATTGATCCTATAAACTCACTAAGAAAAGATTTAAGAAATACAAATGGTTATGAATACAGCTATGAGTGCTTAACTGAGATTCGGTTATTCTGTAAAAAATATAACGTATCAACTTGGATATGTTGCCACGCAGTTACAAATGCTTTAAGAACTAGATATAGTGCAAATCACGAGTTCGGCGGACAAATAATGCCTCCTACTATTGGAGATGCTGAAGGAGGAGCCGTAAATGGAAATAGGTGTGATGACTTCTTAATTATACATAGAATGATAGCTTCACCAGATTCTTGGATGTATACGAGAATGTATGTAGCTAAGGTTAAGGAAATGTCGTTAGGATATAAACCAACAAGCCACGAATCACCAATACTATTTAAGTCAATACTTAATAACGTAGGCTTTGAAATAGGTGGTACAAATTTAATAAAGTATAGAACTAAAAAACAATTAACAATTGACAACTCTTGAGAAATTAGCTAGTAAGCACAAAACCTGGATAAGGATTGTAAAGTCTTTTGGGTGCAAAGGTTATTTGTGTGAAGATGTCGTGCAGGAGGCTTATCTAAAAATCAACACTTTACTTGATAAAGGTTTAAATATAAATTATGAAGATGATATAAATTATTTTTATATGTATCGAACCTTAAAATCTTTGTTTTTAGATTTATGCAGAAAGGAATCTAAAATACAGAAAGTTAATGTTGAATATTTAGAAAAATTTACACAGCCAGAGCAAGAAACAAAACACAAAGATATAACAGGGAAAATGCGACAACTAAACACCTTACTAGATAAAATGTTTTGGTATGATGCTAAAGTATTTAATTTAATTTCTGGGGGTATGTCGATTGCAGAATTATCAAAAAAGTCAGGGATAAGTTATTATAGCCTGTATAATACTTACAAAAATACTAAGATGATAATTAAAAAAAATATAGAATGGTAGAAGATTTTAAAAGAGATTTAGAAAGAGGTAAATTTCACGAAAGATATATCTTGAATAAAATACAAAACAAATATAGTAAAGCATATATAGTAGATGGATATTATAAAGAATATGACATTTATGTTCCTGAGTTAGATTTTGGTATAGAGGTTAAGTTTGATGAAAGATCAAGTCAAACTGGAAATATAATTATAGAAACAGAATCTAATAACACACCATCAGGAATAAGTACAACAAAAGCTAAATACTGGGTTATATATGATGGAGAACAATATAATTGGATTTTAACTGATAACATAAAAAAATGTATAGAAATTCATAATTGCAAAGAAAGAAAGTTTGTGTGTAGAGGAGATACAAAAACTAAAAAGGCTTATTTAATAAAACGATTTTTATTTTCAAAATATAAAGAATTATGAGACTAGGAGATTTAATAGAAAAGATTACAACGTTCACAGGAATCAAATGGATTGTAAAAAAAATATGGGGTGATGATTGTGGATGCGACAAACGAAAAGACAAAGCAAACAAAGTAAAGCTATGGTAGAAAAAGATAAAAAAGAATGGAAAAAATTCTTAAATAGAAAAAAGCAAAGTGAATTAAATAGACAACAAATAAAACTGGTTGCTAGTTTACACTCTAAACTCTTTTCTCATAAGTATGAAGAACCTTGCACTTGCAATGGCAAAGTTTACAAAAGATGGATAGAAGATATAAATAAAATATATGAGTCTAAGTAAAGTACATAAGTTTGAGCAATCAATAGTAAGTCTGTTAAATCTGCAAGGATGGCATTTAGAGTGGTGTGGTGGTGGTTATGAGCATTTTGATTGTATAGGTACAAGCCCTAAAGGCAAGTCAGTTGTAATGGAAATTAAATGGAGAAAAAAACATTATGACAAAAAAATGATAGAAAAATATAAATTTGATAAACTTTTAGCTGAGGATGCAGAGGCTTTATACTTTGTAGCTGATCCTAAAGGACATTATATATTTTGGCTAAATGATTTAGCTAAACAAGAAACTGTAGAGTTGTATTGTCCAGATACGACTTTATGGACTAAGAAACGAAACAACAAAGAGTGCTACTTACTGGATGAAAGAGACGCTCATAAAATACACATTAATTATGCCACTTCCTAAACCTAAAAAATACGAATCAAGAAAAGACTTTATGCAACGCTGTATGAACAACAAAGTAATGGTTGACGAATATAAAGATGCAAACCAAAGAATTGCAGTTTGTTCATCTATTTTTAAGAAAAAGTAATTAACATTTGTTTATATTGTATTTTTTTGTATATTAGCAGTAAATAAAACTAATAATTATGAAAAAAGTATTAATAGACAGATTAGAAATCCTAGATGATTTAGTTGTAACAGGGACTTTTAAATGGAGATCAGAGATTGATCCTAGTTGGAAACCTATGGTTTGGAATGAAACCTTTGAATGTTGGACAAAGAATTATTGTGGGTAAAAAGATAAACAATCTTAAGGAACTAGAGATTTGGACTGATCTAAATTTTCTTTCTTCTATAATTAAAAGTAGAATAGATAAAAGAAAAACAAAGAATTTAGAGAAGATGTCTGAATCTATTGTGAGAGTTATTTATTACTTTCAAGAATACTCCAACAATATACGACTACATAAAAAAGCTCTTGGAGAATACAGACTTGCCAAAAACAGAGCAATAGAAAGAGCAAGAAAAGCAGAGAAACAAAACGAAAAACTTAAACTTAAAATAAAAAAATATGCCAATTTATAACGAAATATTTGACAGCTATAGAGAAGAGGTAGATAAAATTCATAAAGCTATGAGGCTACTTGTTAAACACCGATATAAGATAATTGATTTAGAGAATCACCTTATACACAATGGTAATATTGACAAGGCAAGATCAAGAGCAATACAAGGAGAAGATTCTAAAAGAGCAAGATACGATAGAGTACCAAAACACTCACGAGTTTATCTAAGCACTAATGAAGAAAGTAAAGAATAATTATGATACAATTATTAAACGGAGAAACGTTTAGAGAGGATGAGATACTAGAGCTAATGAAAGATGATGAGTTCTACTATGGTTACTTAGGCAAAGCTGCACTCAGTTCCTCATCTATCAAACTACTATTAGATAGTCCAAAGAAATACAAATACGTTACAGAATACGGATCACAAGAATCAAATGCTTTAGATGCAGGTTGGTTATTTCATACAGCAATACTTGAACCAGAAGTTTTTAGCTCACAAATATTTGTAGATGTGCAAAGCAAAAACACAAAGGCTTATAAACTAGCTAAAGAAGAACACGGAAAGGTTTTTACTATGAAACAAAAAAGAGATGCAGAGAGATTAGCTGATGCCTTTCTAAGAAACGAACACGCCTTACAACTAATAACAGACTGCGAGTTTGAAGTTCCTGCAATAGGTATGGTGCAGGGTTATCCGTTTAGAGGCAAAGCAGATGTCTTAGGAAAAGGATTAGTAGATTTAAAAACAACAAGCGACTTAAAAGCATTTCCTTATGCTGCAAGAAAGTATGGATATGATGTACAAGTATATTTATACTCAGAACTATTTAACAAACCTTACGAGGAGTTTAAGTTTGCAGCTATAGACAAAGGATCATTAGATATAGGTATCTATGATGTTAGTGAGGAGTTTTATTTACAAGGAAAAGCTAAAGTAACAAAAGCAATAGAAACATTTGAAACATTTTTTATTAACGGAGCAGACTTGGATAGTTACTGCATTAAAGGGACATTATGAGCGAGGCAAATAAAATAGCAAAAGACATTATTGATATATCACAAATAAATCTATTTTCTAATACAAGAAAAAGAGAATTTGTAGAGATAAGAAGTTTACTTACGTTTATGCTTAGACATCATTGCGATATGAAGTTTAAAGAGATAAAAGAATTTTACGAATCTAATGGAAAGAATTATGATCACGCAACAGCAATACATAGTTTAAGATCATTTGAAATGAATAGGAGATACAATCCAAAGTTAGATAAGTATTTTGATATAGTTCTTCTTAGAGTAAGAAACAAAACAAAATTAAGAAAAGCGCTATTAAACCACATAATAGACTACACTAAAGCAAAAGACTTAAAAAGACTTTTAAAAATAGTAGATAAATTACCCTTAAAAAATATAGATGGAAAAGAACAAACAAAAGAGAAAGCAGATACCCTTGTATAGTGGACTAGTAAAATACTTTCCTGATGCACTATGCGAAGTATCAAGAGTAAGCTACATAGGAAGTAAACAACATCATCCTGACGAGGAGATACATTGGGATAGAGAAAAAAGCAAAGACGATTTAGATGCACTTATGCGACACTTAATGGAAAATGGTATGCACGATATAGATGGAGTAAGACACTCAGCAAAGATTGCTTGGAGAGCATTAGCACACTTACAAAAAGAAATAGAGGGAGATAAGTTTCATTCCTCAGATCATATAATATCAGGAACTGAATAATAACTAAATATAAAAACAATGGAAACAATTAAAAAAGGAATATATAAACCAAATTACTCAATTAATAAACTAAAGTATGCAACAGTCAACAGAGATATGACACTTAATCACGCACATAACTTTAAAACAAAACTTATAGATTATGGGTGGATGATGCCAATAGTAGTATCAAAAACAGGTGATGTATTAGAGGGACACCATAGGATAGAGAGTGCAAAGCTACTCAAACAAGAAACAGTACCTGCATACATAGTAGATTGGGTAGACACAAAACAAGTTAAAGAACACTTAGATTGTATTATTAGCCTAAACAACGGAAACAAAGCTTGGAGTATGTTTGATTACCTCAAAGCATTTGCAAAGCATAACGATGACTACAAAACAGTTTATGATGCTTATATGAGCAACTCTAACAATGTATCAGTAGGAAACATAATAAACATATTCTTTAGACATAACAACTCTAAATTTAAAAAAGGAACAGCTAAAATAGAAGATTTACAATTTGCTAAATATTTATTATATAACATATCTAACTTATACGAAAAGTATGGTTACAAAAAAATCCAAGCGTATTGTGTAAGAGAATTTATCAAAGTAGCATACGCTAAAGCACAAAAAAACAAAAAAGCAGTAGATTACTTATTTAAACAATATGAAAAGATGGCAAAAAGAGATCATTTAGCTATATCATCTATAAGTGAGTTTAAACCTATATTAGAAGTATATTTAAACGATTATAAATTATTATCTAAACAATGAAAATACTAAATCTTTATGCTTGTTTGGGAGGTAATAGATATAAGTGGGGAGATAACCACGATATTACAGCTGTAGAATGGGATGAGGAATTAGCAAGATTATATCAAGAGAGATTTCTAAAAGATAAAGTAATAGTAGCAGATGCACACGAATACTTGTTAAAACATTATAAAGAGTATGATTTTATTTGGAGTTCTCCTCCTTGTCCAAGTCATAGTAGAATAAATATCAGCCAATATACGAGAGATAATTGGACACCAAAATATCCTGATATGGCACTATATCAAGAAGTAATTTTTTTAGATAATTATTATAATGGACAATATGTAGTTGAAAATGTTATACCTTTCTATGAGCCATTGATACCTGCAAAGAAAAGAGGTAGGCATTTATATTGGTGTAATTTTAGACTGCCAAACATATTAAGTAAAAGAAAAAATCCTGACTTATCAAGAACAAAAAATTTAATAAATGCTATGTCAGAGTTTCACGATTACGACTTTAGAAAATATAAAGGAAAACAAAGAATGAATAAAATAGCAAGAAACCTTGTAGATTATGAAGCAGGAAAAACTATATTAGACACAGCTTTAGGAATAATGACAAAACAAGATACAACTCAAACAGAATTATTTTGAAAGATAAGAAATGGACACATAAACAAAAGATAGCACAGATAGAAAGAATAACAGCTAATCTTTATATAATGGTAGATAAAATATCTAAAGAGATTATAGAGATTAAAAAAAGACTACCTGAACAAAATCCTGAAAACTAACGTTATATACTTGAATAATCAAGTTTTTTTCAAGATGAGTAAACACGGAGGTAAAAGAGAGGGTGCAGGTAGAAAGCCTAAACAACAAGAGCAAGATCTAATAGACAAGCTCGATACTATTATAAACAAAGAAGAAGTAATTAAAAAGTTAGGAGAAAAAGCTCTTAGTGGAGATATGAGAGCTATGGGTTTGTATATGGGTTATAGATATGGTAAACCAAAAGAAACAAAGGACATACACATAAACGAAGATGTACCTTTATTTATTGATTAATGCAAATATCCAAAACCTACGCACTAAACAAACTTCGAGAACTAGACAAAAGAGTTCGTATAATTAGAGGAGGTTCTTCTGCAGGTAAAACAATAGCTATAATAGCCATACTTATAGACTATGCAATTCGTAACAAATCAAAAGAAATAAGCATAGTAGCAGAATCAATACCTCATCTTCGTAGAGGTGCTTTAAAAGACTTTCTTAATATCTTAAAGGGGTTGAATAGGTATGATGATAGAAAGTTTAATAAGAGTACCTTAAAATACGAATTCAGTAATGGTAGTTATATAGAATTCTTTAGCACAGATCAGCCAGACAAATTAAGAGGTGCAAGAAGAACAGACTTATTTATTAATGAGTGCAACAATGTGAGCTTTGATTCCTACCAACAACTAGCAGTTAGAACATCAGGCAATATATGGCTCGACTATAACCCTGCTAACTTATTTTGGGTTGACAAAGAATTAATAGGACAGCAAGATGCGAACTTTATAACATTAACCTATAAAGACAATGACAGTTTACCAGAATCAATAATTAAAGAAATAGAGAAAGCTCAAGTAAAAGCTAAGACATCTACTTATTGGGCTAACTGGTGGAAGGTGTACGGACTAGGACAGATTGGTAGTTTAGAGGGTGTATGTATTCCTGATTGGAAACCTATAGATCAAATACCACAAGAAGCTAGATTACTTTGCGCAGGCTTAGATTTTGGATATTCTGTAGATCCAAGCTCAATTATAAGACTTTATAAATGGAATGATGCTTACATCTTTGATGAGGTATTATATCGTAAAGGAATGTTAAATAGAGATTTAAGCTACTTCATAAAACAGAACAATATACTAGAACACATATACGCAGATAGTGCAGAGCCTAAGTCAATACAAGAGTTAAGGAACTATGGGCATAAAGTTTATCCAGTTACAAAAGGTAAAGATTCAATAGTCTATGGTATTAACCTAATTAACCAAAATGAAATCTATGTAACCTCTAAGTCTAAGAATCTTATTAAAGAACTCCAAGGCTATATTTGGGACAAAGACAAAGAAGGTAACAATCTACAAAAACCTACAGGCTTACATCCTGATTGCATTGATGCAGCACGATACGCTTTAATGATGCAATTAAAAAACCCAAACAAAGGGAAATACATAATTCAATAGTTTCTAAAACTTTTTATTTCTACGTTATATATGTATGAGAAAAGAAGTTATAGTACCAGATTCACTAAACGAAATTACACTAGAACAATATCAGAAGTATCTTAGTATACAAGACAAAAATGAAGATGAGACATTTTTAGCTATCAAGATGATAGAAATATTTTGTGGTATTAAAGCAGATTTAGTTTTAAAAATGAAAGCTACTAGCATAAGAGATATTACAAGTGTGCTAAGTGAAATGTTTAATCAAAGTCCTCCTCTAGTTAAAGAATTTAAAATGAATGGTATTGATTATGGTTTTATTCCAAAATTAGAAGATATGACTTTTGGAGAGTATGTTGATTTAGATACTAATATAGGAGACTTTGATAATATGCATAAAGCAATGGCTGTTCTTTATCGTCCAATAACCCAAAGATATAGAGATAAATATTTAGTAAGTGAATATACAGGAGATGATTCTGAAAAAATGAAGGATATGCCAATGGATGCTGTGTTAGGTTCTATACTTTTTTTTTATCATTTAGGGACGGACTTGTCGAGAACTATGCTGAATTATTTGGAGGAGGAGGAGGAAATGAATATAGTGCAACAGCAAATTTTGGAAAGAAGTGGGGATGGTATCAATCAATTTTCACACTCTCTCAAGGGGATATTAGAAGATTTGAAAATATCACTAAATTAAATATACACGAATGTTTATATGCTTTAAGTTTTATGAAAGATAAAGCAGAGCTTGAAGCAAAACAAATTAAAAGACAAATGAAAAAATGATAGAAATATTAGAACACTTATTCGGATTATGTGGAGAGCCACACTTAAATATATTTACGTTAATGATTTTAGTAGCTCTACCATTAACATATACACAAATAAGAAAAAAAAGAAAAATAAATGAGTAATCAAGGAGTAAGAGGATATTATCAAATAACAGAAACTATTAAGACACAGTTATTAGCTGATGAGAATGTTAACACAGTAACAACAGGCGATATAACAGAGATAGATTTATCTAAACAAACCATATTCCCTTTAAGCCATATTATAGTTAACAATGTTACAATACAAGAACAAGTGCTTCAATTTAACATAAGTGTTTTAGCTATGGATGTAGTAGATCAATCTAAAGATGAAACCACAGATATATTTAGAGGTAATAATAACGAGCAAAATGTTATTAATACACAATTAGCCGTAGTCAATAGATTAGTAGGAGCATTAAGGCAAGGAACAATACATATGGATTTATACCAACTAGATGGAGAGGTTTCGTGTGAATTTTTCTATGAAAGGTTTGAAAATCTAATGGCAGGAGTTACTTGCACTTTTGATGTATTTGTAGCAAACGATATAAACCTATGCGACTAAAAGACACTAAAGACATATTAAACAAGTTTGCTAAGTATGTGGTACAACAATCAAAAAGTAACCTTACTAAGCAAAGAAAGAATGTTACTAAGAATTTATACAATAGTATTGACTATAGAATAAATGAATATAAAGACAGCATTGACTTGTTATTTAGTATGGAAGATTATGGGGCATTTCAAGACTTGGGTGTAAGTGGTACAAAAACAAAATACAACACTCCTTACAGTTATAGAACAAAGATGCCTCCAAGCAAAGCATTTAGTGGATGGGTAGTAAGAAAAGGATTAAGTGGCACTAGAGATAAAGCAGGGAAATTTGTACCTAGAAAATCTTTACAATATGCAGTAGCAAGAGGTATATTTGAACACGGCATAAAGCCTAGTATGTTTTTTACCAAACCTTTTCAAAGAGCGTTTAAATATCTACCACAAGAATTAAGAGATGCATTTGTTTTTGACATAGAGCAAGACAAAATGTTTTTTCCACAAAATATGAACAAAAATTAATTATGGCAAATATATTATTAAGAAGTCCGTACTTCGAGACAATTACAACAGGATCACATCTATCTGCTAAGTTAGAATTAACAATAGATGGTACTTTAAGATATACAATAATTAAAAATGCTACATCAAACAGAACTGTATTTGAAATAGCTAGTTTAGCTAAAGATTATTATAACGTAGATGTATCTCTTTTAGATACTGTAGCAATTTCAGGGACTTGGTATGCATATGATGCTATAGATGGAGGAGGCACACAATTAGCTACCTCTTCATTTACACACACAGGTTATTTTGGTTATTCTTTATTTACAGATGGTGCAAATACAGCTATAAACAATACTAATGCTGAACTTACTAACACAGGTGGTTCTCAAATTATATATCTACCAGATAACACAGCAGGATATGCTTATGATATGAATAGTGGTACTGCAACTCTTGCAACGATAAGCACCTCAGCAACAAGCGTAGCAGCAACATCAGGTAATTACACTTGGACAATAGAGCGAATATGCAACCCTACTTATACACCTATAGAAGTTAACTTTATCAATAAGAATGGAGTGCCTCAGAATCACTATTTCTTTTTAAAATCAACAAAGAATTTAAGAACAAAAGCAGATAATTATAAGAAAAATATATTTGATTATTCCTCGTCTAATTATAACAGGAAACATCATCAAAACGCTGTATTTAATAAAAATGGGAATATAAGATATACTTTAAACACAGACTATATGATAGAAGCATATAATGATGTAATGCAGGATTTGTTATTAAGTGAATATGTTTGGATTGATTATGATGGTATATCATCTCAGCCTGTTGTTGTTACATCTAGTTCATTTAAGTATAAAACATCAGTAAATGACAGATTAATACAATACACGATAGAAGTAGAACAAGCAAATCAAATTATTAATAATATACTATAAATGAAGCGTGAGGTACAATTATATATATCTGATACTAGAGTTGATTTATTCAAAGATGAAACAATAAGTATCACAGATTCTATACAGAACATTTCTGATATAAGTAAAGTATTTACACCATTTTCTAAAACATTTAATTTACCAGCATCAGCAACAAATAATAAACTATTTCAACACTATTATAATTTTAACATTAGAGATGGTTTTGATGCAAGATTCCAAGTATCTGCAAAAATAGAAATTAATTTTGTTCCATTTAGGAATGGTAAAATCAGATTAGAGGGTGTGTCTATGAAAAACAATAAGCCTTATTCTTATAAGGTAGTTTTCTTTGGAGAGCCATCAAGTCTAAACGATTTATTTGGTGAAGAGGATTTAAGCTCTTTAAACCCATTATCTGCATATGACATTGAGTATAATTTAAGTGATTTATTAAATGCTTTTAAAACTGGTTTACAAACTACAGGAGTTTTAGCAACTAATGATTCTAATAGAAACATAGTAGTCCCTCTTATAACTTTAAAAAATTATTATACTTATGATACGCCTAGCACAAATAGATTAGACACAGGTAGTTTTTCAGATATAGAAAATGAAGTAAAACCTGCTATAAAACTTAAAAGAGTTATTGAAGCAATACAAACTCAATACAATATTGCTTTTAATATGGTAGATGAACACACAGACGAATTTGTATTAACTGAAGATGGATCAATAGCTT